AGTATAATCATCACCCGCCGAGTTAAGCGCGTCTTCAGTAAAGTCTACAATACGGAATGGGAACGTAGCTGTAACGGCCGCCGTAGAAGCCTCTACCGCTACATTAGAATTACCTGTAGTAGTAGAACCAGTACCAGTTGCCTGTACATTAACTAAGTGAACGTTAAATCCACGATCTGCTAATGCAAGAGCACCGTCTGCTTGCGCTTTAAATAGTACATTTGGGTCATCAACAACGTACGCTTGTGCGTCGGTAGCTGCTGTGTTTGCAGGCCAGTATTGAGAAAATACTACCTGTTGGCTGTTAGGGTCAGTGTACGTGCAACCTACAAACACACCAATAGTGTGGATGCTGAATTGGTCAGCCGCTGTACCTTTGTCTAACATTAATTGAACACCGCCGCCCGCAACAATCTCAACGATAGAACCGTTAAAGATATTAGTGTTGTAAGCGTTGGCGATTGGGTAGTGTCGAGTAGCGCCATTATATGGAGCGCCAGTCAACAACTTTACGGGTTTTAGCCCGTATGCACCTGCTGTAGTAGCCATTTTAGAATTCCTCTAAAAAAATTAAGTTTAGTCTATTTAGCCTTGGCCAAATGAGACATTCGTTTTCCTATCATTAAAGATAGGCATTCTCGGATCGTTTTCACGCATCAAGTTGTTATCCACTGCTGCCATCTGATTCTTAGTCTGCTCGGCGTAGTATTCTCTACGCTGTTGTAGCATCTCATCAGGCATCTTACATAGCATTAGACCGCCAATTACGATGTTATCTTTGAACTTATCGCTCTCAGTAACAACCATAGTAATCTCGGGATGGTCTTCTGCACGTACGGGTGTCCAACCTTCGCGCAATTTTGAGTTAATGTTACCAGCATCGGTAGCGCCTAACGTACTAATACGAACCCATTTGAACGCATACCCCGGTTCTGGGGTTGGATCAGGTAGTAAACTTGGGGCTTCCCATTGTTTAGGTGCCGCAGTTTTCTCACGGGTTTCTTGGTCGCGTTTGATTCTATTATCAGCCATGTTACACATTCCTCATCATTACTAGTTGTTTGGCGTACTGCTCATTAGTCAGTCCCAAACGTTTGGCGAGCCGTACTTGTGTTTGCGTTAAAGTGACCTTTTTAGGGGCCGTGCTCCGCGTAGCGGGGGCAACCACATTAGCTCGTTTCTTTTTCGGTGCATCCTCGAAATTATCGGGGAAGAGTTGTCTTACGCGAGAATCAATTTTCTCGTAATAGTCATCGCTCGTTGGGTCTACGCCATCATCTACAAGTTTCTGGTGCAGTCCGTAAGCAAGTTGGGTCATTTCGTGGTCTTTACCAAACCACTCGTTTTTCGAAGCCCAGTTTTGTGCTTTCGTATCAACTTGTTGTGCCGAGCTGTTGTTTGGTATTGTTACACTAGCATCCGCCCCTTGTAAAGGGGTATGTCTAAAATCTTTCAACTTTTCAGCTTTTATCCGAGCGGTTGTTAGATTTTCCTGTGCTTCCATTACCTTTTCGCCGTCCCCACTGTCGTACGCGTCTTTATAACGCTTCTTAGCAGTTAGGACTTCAATGGCTGAGTTCCGTTTAGCTTGCTCTAACAATGCCTCACGGTTCTTATTAACGTCACCTTTTAGAGTTCTATTCTCTTCGGCTACTTTTTGAGCAAACTCAATAGCTTCTTGACGTTCGCGTTCCGCTGATTCCTTAGCTCGGCGCTCGTCGTGATAGCCTTTCTGTATCTTATTTATACGTTTCTTGACTTTAGAGGAATAACCTTCAAGTTCTTGTTCAGTTACATCTTCAGGGGCTTCCGAGGCTTCGCGGCCTTGGTCTTCTTCAGGTGTATCGTCAACAACTTCAATGTCTACAGCGTCCTCGTCCTCAACTTCTGGCTCTTGGTCGTTTTCGTAGTCTTCTTTAGTTTTCTTGCCGCTGATGTCAATCTCTACCGAGCCTGACTCTTCGACCTCGACTTCTTTTTCCTCACTCTCATGAGGGAATTCAAACTTAACTTCTTCAAAAGGCATGATGTTCTCCTTACGCGTGCGTGATGCCACGAGGGTCGCCAATAACGGCCTCAATGGAATCATCGTTCATTAAGCGGTACTCTTTACCAGATACAGTAAAGCGCGTTCCGGTGTTCATACGAAACATTACGTAGTCCCCGACTTTGCACCATGGTTCACCACTAAATCGGTCTTTGTCGGTATAGGCTTGTTCGCCCATATCTACCACAATGCCCATAATGGACATGATGTACTCACGTTTAAGCACGGAATCGGTCTTAATAAGACCACCTTCGTACTCAGTTTCTACTTCAGGCAAGGCTACTAATACACGATAGCCCACAGGTTTAGGGAGTTGCGCCTCGAAAAGCGCTTCTTCCTGTTCTTTCCGTATGTGCGGAGGCACAGCGAGGATTGAATCAGTCATCATCTTCTTCCAGATAGTTTTTGGCGAGGTCTTCGACATGGTTTAGACAGGAGTCGTATCCTCGGATTTTTCCTGTTAGTTCTCGGTATTCGGCGAAGTCTTTAGCCCCGCCTCCACTGAGAAATACTTGCAAAGAGGCTTTATCCTCATTGATTTTGTCACGCAGTACGTCAAATACTGTTTTAGCCATTACTTGTTACCTTTTGGTTTGTTTGGCTGTGTCGCCTTAAATAAGTCAAGGTCTAGCTGTGTACGATCTTTTCTACGCTGTGCGGCTTGGCTTGCCCCTGCTTTTCGCTCGTCTAAAGCTAGCTCAGCTTCTTCTAACTGTAGTTTTTTATGGGCTAATTGGCCTTCTACCGTCATTTTTGCTTGCGCTAGTTGTGCGTCAGTCTTGTCTTTCATAGCCTTACGTTGAGCTTCAGCTTGTTTGGCCTGCATATCCAACTGGTCTCTCTGAGTTTTGCGTTGGACTTCTTGGACTTTAGCCTGTACTTCTTGCTGCTGTAGCTTAAACACAGGGTCTTCAGACTGTTTCTTGGCCTGCTCTTGAGCGGCGTTCTGTTTATGCTGCGCGTTTAACTGCTTGCCACCTTCTGCTGCCATACGAGCTAAGTTGACCTCTAGGTCTTCTGTAAGCTCGGCGTTTGGTATAGGTAGCTGTACACCCAGCTTCTCTTCCATCTGCTGTCTATATAGGAACGCTAAATGCTCGGCAATGTGAGCCTGTACGGACGCCATAATTTTCTTGGCTTCTGGATTCTGACCAATCATCTGAGCAATCATCGGGTCATCGATAAACGCCTTGTGGCAGTCAATGTGAGCTTGGTGATCCTGATAGATAAACGCCTTAGTCGGGTTACCGTTTAAGAAGCCCATGTTTTCGCTGATTGGGTCTGTAGGTTTAATATCATCGTCCGTAGGTACAAGTTTCTCAGCGTTCTTTACACCTAAAACGTCAATCATCTGACGGTGTAACTGAGGTAAGTCGTATATCTGTGGGGCTTGTGCAGCCATCTGTAACACAGTCTGGTACTGGATAACACGTTGTGCCATGGTTGTGTTGTTAGGATCACTTACAGGGATGACCTCAGTCATCTCGTAGTCTTCCTGCTTAGCAGACGTCTTTCCACGATGCGGTTGGTATTTATACTCGGTAGGTGCGTACTCAGCCATTAATGCTTTAAGTAGCTTAAACTCCTGCTTCATAGAGTAGTGAACACGGGCCTGTACAGCGGCCATAGGCTTGAGCGTACGTTCTAGTATCGCAAGAGTCGTGCCAACTGGAGCGTTAGCGGACATATCTGAGATGTCCATATCGCTAATAGCGCCTAGGCGACGGCCTTCAGTTGTAATCTGGTTAAGTAACGCTAGCAGTGTCTGGCTAGGTTCCTTATACGGTAGCGGCATGATGTTGTCGCGGATCGCACCTGACGGTACATCGACATCCTTCCACTCACCCGGCTCAATCGGCGTATCATCACCCTTAATACGTAACCCGCGAGCCTTTAAACCGCCCGGTAGGTTAGATAATGTACCAGCGTCAACCAATTGACGGATAAGTGACGTACCTGCGCGTGCATAACCACCAATGATATGGATTAGACCCATACCGTAGAAACCAAAGCCCGGAACGTACGTGTAGTGTACAAAGTGCTGACGCTTCATGTGTAAGTCGTCGTCTTCGTCCCAGTTGCGTCGGATGGCTAATACTTCGCCTGTACCACGCTCGATGGTGACAACGTATGGCTTAGCAATCTCGTCTTTATCGTCATCTAATGCTTCTATAAACAAGTCAACGTGTACTTCATACAGCGTGAAGCGGTCGTCATCGCTTATCGAGTAACCACCTTCTTCTGCCTTACGTTCTTCAATGTCTGTATGGAACGCTTCTGGCTCGCCCAAATTAACATCTGAGTAAAACCCCATTGACTGTAGCTTATTCATCTCATTCTTAGTTTTACGCATAACGTGAGTAACACGCTCAGCAGTCTCTATAGTAGACGCACCGTAAGGCACGATTACTTCTTCCGCTGGTATATAAGTAGCGCATGGGCGACCCATATTCGGCTCATAGTAAACCTTCTTAAAAGCAGAGCCTGATAGACCTAAAGAGTATAAGAGGCGCTCGTGCTCTGGACGATACTCAACCATGTTCTCGGTAAGTTCGTAGTTCATGTCGGCTCGCACACGTTCTGCGGCTTCCATCTTGTCTTCGTCTTCCGCACCAATGACCTTAGTCTTTACAGGGCCAGCGGCAGGAAACGTCTCGGCCATAGCCTCAGCTTGGAATCGAATAGCTGCTTCAGCAAGTACCGTAGAGTACACACCACAGGCGTTTTCCCATGGCTCTGTACGTTCTTCGTACTTAAAGCCTAGTATGTCAAGACCGTCAACGTAAGTATCCGCCCACTCCTTTCGGCTTTGTACGTCGGACTCAACTGACGCTAGTAAGTCATTGGCTAGTTCCGTTAGTTCGTTCTCATCTAACTCTTCAGCTAGGTTGTCTTCAAACTCGGCGTCCTCAAGTTCCTCATCGTCTGGCATGAGTGATATTTCCACACTGCCATCGCTTAGCGTGACTTCTTTAGGATCGACGATCTCGATCTCCAGAGCCTCTTCTGGCCCCTCATCTATGCCTTGTGGTGCCTGATATAAACCTTTTTCAATTGCCATTATTTTTACCTTTTTAATTTGCTTTCACGGATTAGCTTGTCACCCTGCGCTTTGGGAATAGACCCGCTACCGTAATTAGTTAAGTAGTTTTTACCATCGCCGGAAACGCCAACTATACGTTTGCCCCCAGCTACTGCGCCGCCCTTGTTATATCTTTTCATTAGTAGTATCCGCCCCTACGCGAAGATTTGAATTGTTTTAACTCGTCTTGTTCATCTGTGGGTAGTCGTATAAACCCACCTTGTCTAAACCGCATTAGCGCCATTACCATGGAGTCAACTAAGTCATCGTTACTAGCGAACGGGAAGCCCGCTACTTCATCTACAAGCTCTTCAGCCCAGCGCGTAGCTGGAACCCAGCACAGCCCTGAAGCCACAATATCTGTTACAGAATTCAAACGTGCTAACTTATCGCCTGAACCCCTGTGTGGAGTAAACTCCGATACGGGTAGTCCCATACGGCGCATCTCTTGGTATAT